GGATCATCAATAATTAACAGATCGGCACCACGCCCCGTGATCGCTCCGCCCACTCCAGCAGCAAAATACTCACCGCCTTTGTCAGTCTCCCAACGCCCTGCCGACTTGGAATCGGCGGAGAGGCCAACATTATCAAAAATTTGTTTGTATTCGTTCTGGTCCATAAGGTTCCTAACCTTTCGACCGAAACGAACGGAGAGTTCAGCGGTGTGCGTGGTCTGCATTATCTTGGTGTTTGGTTTGAGTCCCATAAACCAAGACGGGAAGAACACTGAAGCAAACTCAGACTTGGTATGTCTGGGTGGCATATTGACAATTAATCTTTTAATTTTGCCTTGAGCGACAGCTTCTAATTTTTTAGCAAACAAACGATGGTGTTCGCCTTCAACAAACTCAGGCCAGACATGTTTCACATAGTCCAAAAAGGATTCTTTGGATTTGTTTTTAGTTTCCATAACTTTTAAACGATCTTGAATCATTAAGATCTCTTTTATGGTGTCGTCGTTTAGATGTTCAAATGACATTTTTTTCCCAACGATATTTTTTTTCTAAATGTACTTGTTGCCATTCTCTGTTTTCTCTAGTAGTCCATCCTTTTCCAGGCTTCCAATTTCTGGTTTTGCCGAGGATCTTCCAATCACTGGCTCGCAAAGAAGCTCCTGATTCACTTTGTAAAGTATAAGTTATCATTCTCAAACCTCCCATTTGTTGCCAAATACGCCAACATCTGCCGTATAAAAACGAACAAGTGTTTTTAGGTGCTTCAGGTTTTACACAGACTCTGGTAATTTCTGTGGTAAACCCATCGTCTAGTTTTCTAGCAACTGGTCTGCCAACAATAGCCACTCCAACTAAGTCTTCGCCAGCAACTGCGCCGACCGAAAACTTGTGACCTTGTGTTTTTTTATTATGTCTATGGAACCTTTCAACAAAAGCATTTGCTTCGCGCAAGGTAGTTGGAATTATTTTTAGTCTATCTTTTTGCATGGCCTCAATAGGGGTCCCTTAGATAATTAATTACCGGACTCCCATTCTTTCAGAGCCTTCCAATATAGTTTCATGCCTTTCACAAATTTTTTTCGCATAATAACAACTTCTCTTGGATAATTATTATCTATATAAATGATCAAAGCACATAAACCTAAAACAGCTATTAGATAGAAATCTTCCATTATTTTTTATCATTTTGGTCTTTGTTTTCATTTTCTAAAGATTATATATGTGAAATGTTATTTTATATATAGATATATACGCGTGCGACAAAAAAGGGGGGGCGGTAGCCAAAAAAAAACCCGCCAAAAAATGACGGGCTTTTCAAAGGAATTATTTTTTTTATAAGTCTAAGTCCTTTAACATTCCTATTAGGAAAAAACTTAAACCCATTCCCAACAATGCCGTATAAAGGTAATGCACTAGAGAAAAATACCAACCCTTATCAAATATAAAAAACAAAGCGAACAGGCAAAAACAAAATCCGAATCCAAATATAAAACCTTTCATCTGTAATCCTCCACTTGTAAATTTCTGTAAACCACTAACGCTTTTCTAGGTTTTGATTTATGAACATCGAAAGATATTCCTTCGCCATCATTAAAATAATGATGTACTTTGTACCCTTTGGTGTTGCCGATAACAGAATCAGAAACAGTTAAGTTCTGTTTTCTCCATTCTCTTTCTATGGCATCACTTGGTACTAATAAACCATGTGGTGTTAATTTAAAATCAAGAACCTCTTTAAGTTCTTTCTTATAGGCATTGACCGTTTTTTCGTGAGCATTGATTTTTTTACAATGCACAATGTAATCATGGTCAGCTTTTAGTTCAGTCAATTTTGCTAATGCTTCCTTGACTTCGTAAGGTAATTTTTTATTCATTGTTTAACCTCCTAAAGTTATTGTTGAATTAAAATTAATACAATTAATTTACCATATTATAGACTTAAAGTATACTTTTTATTTAGGACCAGGTATAATTTAATTTTAACTTATGGAGATAATAAAAATGACAAAACCAAACTTTCAAATAATAACCTTTCTTCAAGGTTGTATAGAAGACACGCTTTTTTTTAATACCGAAAAAGAAGTAGAAGAAAAAGAAAAAGATTTAAAAGCCAGAGGTTATATTCTTTATTCTGAGCTTATCGGAGACGAAGAATTAAATTATGTTGTTTATGATTATAGATCTGAATGAGATCCCAGATCTCACTTTAGATCTTCAAATTAAAATTTACAGCTCTGGCCACCTCCAGGATCCAACAACTCGCACTTAATCAAATCGCAATAACTCGCAAGCAAAAAAAAAGGGCAACCGAAGTTGCCCTTTCCCTTACGACCAAATTTAACTTACTCGAAAACCTCCACAATATTTTAAAAACTTAATCCACTCTTCCACATGCTCTTGTGAAAAAGGATAACTATCATTATGGTCAAACTTTTTATAAATAATTTCCCATTCAACATAATATTTTTGTGGATAGTCCCTTGGAGCCAAGTTTTTTTTGCCTGTTTCTTTGGCTACTTTTTTCTTCAATGCGTCTAATTCTTTTTGAACCTTGGCATTGTTTTCTTTGGCTACCTTGATGCTTTCATCAATCATTTTTTGATACTCGGAAAGTAAGCCCTCATCAATGGACCATTGCAAACGCTTAACTAAATTTTGGCAAGCTTTCTTAGTTTTAAGCCCTTCGCCGTCGTTATAATGTCCCAATTCAAAAAGTTTTTTTGAAATTAATTGACTAGCGTTTTTTCGTCTAGCATAAAAACGATCCATCTTAGCAGTGTAGTTCCACAAAGGACGCCACCACCAAACATTACTTCTAAAGTATTCGCCTATTTCTTTTTCAGGCTCTCTTCCGTACACATCCATTCCCATATTTACCTCCTAAAGTTTTTAATTGTTAATAGATACTTTTATTTTACTTAATGTATAGTATAATGCAAGTATGAATTTTACAATTTTTATAACCTCACATCCCACATTGGAATATCATTTTGAAATAGACGTAACTGAAAATTACGAAGGCGACAAGTGGCATGTTGTAGTCTTTGAGGTAATTGATGAGGAACGTCTTACACCTCCTGAGCATTATGAAACCGTTGGCTTAGATACCTGGGGTCAATTACAAAAATATTTAAAAGATCTACAAGATAAGACAGAATACAAAGAAGCAGAATAATAAAGCTCCTGGTTTATTAGTCCCAATCACACACTAAAACCAGGAGTCCCCAGGCAAGTAAGCCGCAAGTTACCAGGCGAAGCCGCAGTTTGAGACAGCTCTACAAGATCTAACAAACCGCAGTTCATTTTGCTCTGGCAATTTTTTGTATTAAGATACGCAAGTCGACTCTCTCGACTACTTTACTTCTCCTAAAGTGAAAGTCCCCAGACGCAAGTCTGGGGCATTCAAAAAAAATCGCACGAACTCGCAAATTCCAGATCAGGATCTCATTTAGATCTAAACAAATCGCAAATCGCACAACATAAATCGCAAATCGCCAGACGCATTTTTATTTTGAAAACATTTCGCAAGGTTGGGCGAGAGGGGGGAAGTCATATTAACCATTTAAAACAAGCAATCATAGAAAAAAATACTTAACTTGTATTATCTTGATATCTTATGTAATTATTTGCGTACTATTGGTAATAAGTTGTATAATATATGTATAAACTTTAAGGAGTAAAACATGGATTATAAAAAAGAAGAAATCAAAGAATACTTTAATGATTACATTAAAGAAAATAAGGAATACTTAGAAGAATTAGAAAAGGAGGAAGTATGAGTAAAGATATATTCGAAAAAAACAAAAATAAAATAAAAAAACAAAATGAAAAATATCCTTTAATGGAATATTTTTTTTCTAATAAACCATTAGAGGAATGTTCTAGAGAATGTCAAAAACAAATCGAACAGTTAACTAAGAAAGAAGAAAAAGAATTAGAAATGATTAGGGGAGAAAGTTGGGAACATTACTACGCAGATTTAGATATTCCAGAAGGTTGGAAAAATGTTTCTTATGGGAATGATGCTTTGCCAAGTTTCATTTCAGATAAAGACGATATAAAAGGTTATCAAATTTGGATTAATAGTCACAATGAAGAAGTTAAAGAAATGAATTCATTAGACATTTACGGTGTTAAAAAATCTCCTAGATTTTGCGTCACTTTATGTTATGGCTATGAAAAAGACTTATTTCAATCAAATAATTTTGCTGAAGTTGTTGAATGGATTAATAACAATCCAAAATCGCTAGAACAAATTGAAGAAACAAAGAGGTACTTATAAATGAAAAAATACAAAGTAACAGCGTACGCACTTAACCATGTTTGGTATCGTGAAGAATGGCTTATAGAAGCAGAATCGCAAGAAGACGCAATTGCAAAAGCTGAATCGCAAGAAGGCGATTTAATAGAGGAAGGCAAAGGAAATGTTGAAACTTGTCGAGCAAGGTTTGACTTTGACCATATAGAAGAACTTGAAAAGGAGGAAGCATGAACATAGCAGTATTAGAGCCATATTCGGATAGAGATGAATTTGAAGAATTTAAATGGGATATAAAAAAATGTTTTGAAAATTATTTAGGTAGAAAAGTTTTAATATACTCTGATAATCATGGTTGGAATAATGACGAAGTATCTTATGAATTTATTTTAGATTGTCCTTACGATATCTTTTGGAAGATAATACCTAACTCTGATTGGAGTTTTAGTATAGGAACTTTAAATGGCAAAAAAGACGAGCTTTTATTTGAAGCAAAAGTTGGTTGTCATGACGGAACTAGCACATATAAATTACAGATAATTAATCAAGAGGAGGAAGGTTGAAGTCAGCAGGTTTTATGTATTTTTATTTTTCCTGTCATAACAACTTAGAGTGCAGTTGTCTGACGAAAGCACTCGCCCCTTGGTATTACTGCTTTACTTTGGCGGTATTCGTAAGTAAAATGTATTTAATAACTATTAATAAGAAAGGAGAAAGTTATGACTAAGAAAAAAATATACGTTGGAAAATGTATTGAGGTGGGCGTACCTAGAGTATGGGGTATGACCGAAGAAAAATGTAGAGAAGCTATGGATAGTTACACGGCTAACCATGTTCGAAATAAAGCATTACAGATGTTCGAATATGACGGCGACGATCCATACGTTGCTCTAGCTGACCCTATGGGAGGTAAACGAGTATGACCGATAAACTTAAATATTCAAAAAATGATTATGGTCATTATCGTGTTCGAGTAGATAATAAAGAATTTTATTCTTTACGAGAAGCAAGAGCATATATTAATAAGAAAGGAGAAAGTTATGACAGATAAAATCTATGAGTTTTATATATTAGACCCTAGAGCAGACGTAATTAGGAGAACTAATTACAGTGTTAGTAGCCCGAAAGGTAGTCATAAAATCTTTAGAGGTACAGTAGAAGACTTCCAAAAAGTAGAAGAACTCTATGGTGAGCTCTGGGCTAAAGTGATAGATAACCAACTAGGACTACTCGGCGACGAACATGCAGGAGTATTAACGGACGACCCGATATTACAAAACTGGGAAGGTGCCGAGATTATTGCCGTATATTTCGATACTAAAGTCGAGTTTTATGAGTTTTATTATTTAGGTGACGGTAAGTTAGAAGCAGTACCTACTGATCAAGGCGAAACGTTTGGAGTGACCGAGTCTGCTATTTACTACGACGAAGACGGAATGTAACGCACTAAAAGGGTTGACTCTATTATATGCACCACGTGGAGTTAGTACCATACTATATGATGCAAAGGTACCCTTAGAGTTGACTATCAAAGTCCTACCAAGTAGAGTCAATGACACTTGGTAGGCATTTTTAGAGACTTCTCTTAACCCCCGATTGTTTACGACAGTCGAGGGTTTTTTATTTATCGTATTAGTGTTTTTAAAAATAAAATTTTTTGTTCAAAGAAATGTTAAAAACTACTAATATCTCTAATATAGTAATAGAATCGTTCTGTAATGGTCTATATCATTGGATTCTTGTCTCTATCAAAAGTAATAGATTTTCTATTAGTTATTAGAAACATATGGTATGATTCACTAGAGGGCATGAGAAAACTATTTTATTTTGATATTTTCTATTATTATTGTAATAACTCTATTGGATATGAAACAACTGACTTACACGCAATTAATCCCTACCGAAGACGGTAAAGCATATGTTGACGACAAGGGTAAGACTTGGCAACCACTCAACTCGAAACAAAAGAAGTTTTGTAAAGAGTATTTGAAAGGTCAAACAGCTACCGAAGCTGCTATCAAAGCAGGCTATACAAAGGACAGAAAGGGTGCAAAGACACAAGGCAGTGTATTACTGAATCATAACCCAGTTGTACGAAACTACCTGATTGATCTAGAGATCGCCGCTTCAGAGAGGGACGCAGTTTCTCTAGAGAGTCATTTGTCCACGCTCCACGACCTGCGAGAAGAAGCCAAGGACCAAGGACAGATATCCGCAGCCATAACAGCCGAAGTGCATCGAGGCAAAGCTGGTGGACTCTACATCGATAGACGCGAGATACTGACTGCAAAGATTGATTTGATGTCCAAGGACGACATTCTCACTCGACTCGAAGAATTAATAAAGAAACGCTCTACTGAATCCAATGTCATTGAAGGTGACTTCAGGCAAACTGACTGAGTTCAAAAGAAGGACCGACCGACGGACCGAGGGATTTTGTTCCGTAAATCTTGTGTTTAATCCTAGACTGCTTTACTTTGGTATCAGTCCAGCGTATAGTAGTACTTAGATAGTAAAGCGGTTTTACTATCATTAACTAAAGAAAGGAGAATTTATTATGATAAATAAAAACTTTAAAGCAGGTGCCCAAAAGGGTTCGATTAACTATAACGAAAGAGTAACTTTAGTAGCTACTCCCGAGGGAAAATTTCCTCCCCAAGCTGGGAAAATTGTAGAGGCGTTACTAGCCGCTAAAGACTACAGTTTGACTGTAGGTGAGTTAGTTGGATTTGACGGTAGTAAAGAGTCGGCTTTAGAAAAAGTTGGACTGCAAACAGTTCAAACTCCGATAGCTATTTGGACTCACTACAAAGCTAGAATGACTAAGGAGGGTCTTATAAAAATCGGTTAAGTACTTTTCGTCTTAAAAAGGGTGGCTTCGGCTGCCCTTTTTTTTGTGCTCTACTCTATCGCTCTACTCTATCGCTCTACTCTATCCGTCGGTCTATCTTTTTATTACAGACAAACCCAGACACTGACCCGCACCCAACGAACGAGGGACGGACGGACGGACGGACGGACGGATTTAATTTAGGATTTAGGTTAGTTAGGTTAGTTAGGTTAGTTAAATTATATTTATAGTTAGTATTGTAATATTAGCTAGTTAGTGTAATATGTATGTATGAAAAATATAAATGACAAGGTTAGCACCCCTTCTAAAGGTGCAGGGGCTACTTCATCAAGTAGCGTATTTGATAAAATCTTAGCTATGCCTACAGGTGGTTCAAGTAATGGTGGTTCTTACTCACTAGATACTAAATTAGCTTTAGGTGTTGACGCAGAAGAAAAAGCTGTTTTTCTAAAAGGTCAACCTAAAAAACTAATTAAGATGATAGCTTACTTATGTAAGAAAAATAATGTTACTTCAGTTAGTATTAATGACTTGCAAGAGTTTGGTACTACTAAAGAAGCTGTTGAGTTACAGTTATCATGGCGTATTGGTGAAGTTAAACAATCAAGTAATGTTGATTACACACAAGATATACCTACTATTTGTCAGGCGTATTCTGAGTTATTTGGCAATAACGTGAACAAACCTCGCACTAAAGCAGGAGTATGTCACGCCCTTAAAATAGCTAATTAATTAACCTTTAACTTAAAAGGGCTAGTGTGAGGTACTAGCCCTTTTTTTATCTACTCTATTTCTATTGGTTAAATATTAACCATTGGTTAAATATTAACCACTTACCCTAACACATACACATATACTAGAAGTTATAAGTAAGTTAGCTTATATAACTATTTAGTCTAATACCCCCCTTGACAAATGTGCTCCCTCACCCGCTGTCCGCACCTTGGGTCCGCGTCCTTTATTGCAACTACTTTACAAATAAGTCCCTATCAAAAAAATTTTGCGAAAAAAATTTTTTGCAAAAAATATTTTCTGAACTATACTGTTGGTATGGGTTTCAAATTAAGTTTAATTCTTGGCGGTCTCTTAGTGGCTAGTTTGGCAGGTTCTACTTTTTTGTTTAATCAATTAGCACAAGCCAAAGCCAATCAAGTAATCTTACAAGATAAAATATCTGAACAAAACGAATCAATTAAAAATTATTTAGCGGACCAAAAGAAACACAACGCTCAACTAGATAACTTAGAAGCAGAAAAACAAAACGCCCTGCGGGAAGTTACTAAATTAAGAAAAACATTTGCTAAGCACGATCTTGGCAACTTAGCATTAAACAAACCGAAACTTATTGAAAAAATAATAAATAAAGGTACTCAAAAAGTTATGGATGAACTAACTCAGATTACATCTCCCCCGAAAGATGAAAATATCTCTCCTAATAGTTAGTTTATTCACGGTTCTAGGCGGTTGTGCACTACTTCCTAGAACCACCCCCGTAGATGTTAATACGATTGCGTTACCTGCACCAATGTACCACCCACCGTTGCCTATGGAAATACAAGGCGTAGAAGTTAAATTTGAAGTATTAACTCCTAAGATTATGGCAGAATATTTAAAATTAGTAGAAGAAGGCAAAGCTCCTGCTGTTGCGTATTATGCGTTAACTACTAAAAATTATGAAAACTTATCGATGAATATGGCAGAAGTTACTAGGTACGTAAAACAAATATTATCGGTAGTAGAATATTATCGTAATTATGATAAAGACCCCGCGACCAACGAAACCCCTTCTAAAGATTAACTGCTTTACTTTTTATGGCTGAACAACAATTAAAACCCGCGTTAGGTCCACTAGAACAAGCATTAGCTAATATACGCGGTGGTGGACTTAGCGGTCTTTTAGAAACTATAAACCCTGAACTACGTACCCGTCCTGATTATCAAAATATTAAAAAAGGTGCAAAGTTTGCTTATGACTTTGTTACCGATCCTTTAAATTTAATTTCAACCACACCACAAGGTTTTGCTGCGGCTAGTATTTTTAAAGGTATTCCTGCTTTTTTAATAAAGCCCTATATGAAAGAAATAGATAAAGCAGAAAAACTTAAACAAACAATATTAAGAGAACGTAACAATATTCGCGTAGACGGTAGACCTGCAGAAGTAGCTGAAGCTAAAGCTAAAGAACAATTAATAAAAGTTAATGCAAAAATTAAAAGTTTAGAAAAAGATATAAAAACAGAAACAGGAATAGATTTATCAGCACCACGAGCACCTATGGTAAATACTAATCAAGGTATTTTAAATTTAATAAACGACCCTAAAAATATTTTTCACGGCAGTCAAAAGAAAGGTATTGGTTCTTTTGAATTACCTCAAGGTTATGGTTCAGAAGGCGGACTTTATTTAGTAGATAAATTCATTGACCCTAGACTTAAACAATTTGCTAGAGGTAGACCTTCGCAAGGCGATCCTGGGTCAGCGTATATTACGGAACCTAATTTTAAAAATATGTTAACGGTAGGCGATACTTCTAAACAAATGGATAAATTATTAAAAAACCTTGAAATAAATCTTTCTAATCAAATAAAAAATCCGTTTAAAATTAGCGAACCTGCTTATCAAGTAAAACAATTACGCGATAATATTGTAGGTGTACCTACCAGTTTTACTAAAGCCGCGAGTGAAGGTTTACGTGATATTGGTATTGACGCCATTAGAATACCTAATAAACGTAGAGGTGTCGATAATAGTGATACTTTTATTTCGTTAAACCCTAGTAAAAATTTAAATATTTTAGACGAAGTACCTTACGAAGATATTGAAGGATTAATTAAAGAATTAATGAAGCGATGACCAGTAATCGTGATAAATTAAAAGCCCTACGTAATATTGACTTTTCGCATTTAACTAAAGAAGAAGCCAAAGAATTTACGGTTTTATTAGAAGAATTAGAAAAACGCGAATACCAAGAAAAATCTACAGGTACATTTTTAGATTTTGTAAAATCTATGTGGGCGGAATTTATTTCAGGCGATCATCATATAAAAATGGCACAAGCGTTTGATGATATCGCTAACGGCAAATTAAAAAGATTAATAATTAATATGCCGCCTAGACATACTAAATCAGAATTTGCTTCGCATTTATTCCCTGCTTATTTATTAGGTAAAAATCCTAAATTAAAAATTATTGAAGCTACCCACACCGCTGACCTTGCAGTTAACTTTGGTAGAAAAGTTAGGGATTTAATTGACGGTGAAGAATACCGCGAACTATTTCCTGAGACTGAATTAAAAGCGGATAGTCGTTCGGCGGGTAAATGGCTAACTAATAAAGGTGGTGAATACTATGCCGCAGGTATTGGTGGTGCGTTAGCGGGAAGGGGAGCAGATTTATTTATTATTGACGACCCGCATTCGGAACAAGACGCAATGTCAGATAAAGCTCTAGAAGAAGCCTACGAATGGTACATGGCAGGACCGCGACAAAGGTTACAACCAGGAGGTGCAATCGTTATTGTAATGACGCGTTGGAATAAAAAAGATTTAACAGGACGGTTAACTAAAAAGATGGCACAAGACGAAGGTGCCGATCAATGGAAAATTATAGAATTTCCTGCAATTTTACCTAGTGGTAAACCGCTTTGGGATAGTTTTTGGAAATTAGAAGAACTAGAAGGTATAAAAGCGTCGGTAAGCCCATCTAAATGGGCGGCACAATATATGCAACGTCCTACGGGTGAAGGTATTTCGATAATTCCTAAAGAATGGTTTAATATTTGGGAAGAAGAAAAACCACCTAAATGTCAATATTTAATACAAAGTTACGATACGGCATTTTTAAAATCCGAACGAGCAGACTTTACCGCGATAACTACGTGGGGGGTGTTTTATCCTGAAGGTAAAATAGGTGAAGAAATATATTCAGGGGATGAAGCTCATTTAATTTTAATAGATTGTATAAAAGAACGTTACGATTTTCCAGAATTAAAAAACGAAGCGTTACGTTTATACGATTATTGGGAACCTGATACGGTAATTATTGAAGCTAAAGCTAGTGGTATACCATTAGTACAAGAACTTAGACGTATTGGTATACCTGTAAATACTTTTTCTCCAGGAAAAGGTCAAGATAAAATTGCTAGATTAAATTCTGTTTCACCTATTTTTCAAGACGGTAGAGTTTGGGTACCTGATAATAGATTTGGGGAAGAACTTATGGAAGAAGTTAGTGATTTTCCCGCAGGAGAAAATGATGATTTAGTAGACGCGACAACGTTAGCGTTAGCAAGGTTTAGAGAAGGCGGATTTTTAACGTTAAGTAGTGATTTTGCTGATGATGAAGATTATTATCCTAGTGATAGGGTTTATTATTAATACGAATAGTACTATGATTCAACCTAATGGCTATTGAAAAACAACCTGTTTCAATAATTTCTACTCCTGACGAAGAAATAGAGTTAGAAATTACTGCAGAAACGCCCGAAGAAACAGAAGTTTTTTTACAACCTGACGGTTCGGTTATTTTAGGCAGTGATATGCCCGAACAATCTGAAAATAAATTTGGTGAAAATTTAGCCGAAGGACTAGA